TCAAAGCTTATGTTTTTGCAGTTTCTGAAGTGCGTTTTTATAACGTCTGCAAGAAAAAAACCTGTTTGGTAGTCGTGATTACTTGGGTTAAAAGTGAAGTGTACGTCAGCTACTGCGATTAATTGCAACAAAATATCTACATAAAGTTGTTTAGCTATTAAGAAATTTCGATACCACATTTCTGTAGTGTCTTGATTTGTGCCGGAAGTCGTAGTTCTGCTTGGTGTGTCTATGTGTAGAATATCGTTACCACCGATGAATAAAATTTTATCTATCGGAAAACCTTGTGCTTTGTTTAAAATGCCTTGTACCCCTTCTTTGACACGTTTAACGGCAATTTGATTGTTATAGTCTTCGCCTGTTTCAAAACTGTCTGCGAGTTTGCCTATGTGAATATCTGCAGGATCAATGACAAGTAAGTATTCTTTTTTTTCTGCGCTTCGTTTTAATGTAGGATATTTGGGTGCAAACTTTTGCATATCCTCAATCAGCTTTTTGCAGAGTTCTTCTAACTTGTTTTCTGCATCGTCTTTATGTAATGGATTCTTAAAGAATAAGCTCGCCTCTCTTGTTTTCAGCCATCCGTGTTTTACGCTTTCAATATCAACTCCAGCCTTTTCAGAGGCTTCTTTCAAACCTCTATACCGAAACAAGATTTCTGCTTCATCAGGCTTTAATCGATATCGTTTATTTTCACTCATACATATTTATTGACCACCTTACCAGCTAAGAATAAAAAACCTCCCACAATACAAAGCGCAATAATCAGCCAAATGTAGTTTGGTTTTTTACTTGCTTTTGCTTTCTGTACTTCTATTCGTGTTACTTGGCGTATAGTGTCTCGGTGTATCTTGTATTCTATTCTTGTCTCCAATCGTGTTTTAGGCACAAATACGTTTTGATAGTGTACTATTGTGTCTTTTGACGAAAAGTAGCGTTCGTAAACCACAGTATCGTTTCTTACTACAGGTATGCTATCAATAGTTGCTATTCTTATCGTGTCGCTTGAAATAAGCGGTTCTAAGCCACGTTTAACTGCTTTCCTATAGTGATAGTTAGCCGAGCAACTAAATAGCGTTAAAACGCAAATAAGGCTATAAAAACGCATATTCCTTTCGTGCATCAAAACTCGGACATGCTTTGTTAGCAAAGTCTCGATGACCAAAAATTTGCATATCCTTGTTGTAAGTGTATATTAATTGCTTTATCAATTTGACCAAAGCATCCTTTTGCTCTTTGGTTCGTGTATCCATAGCCTTACTCATATCCTTTGACATTCCTCCGACGTAGGCAATACCTATTGAATTATGGTTCTGCCCCGATGTATGAGCGCCTGACTTCTTTAATGGTCTGCCATATTCAACCGTGCCGTCAATATGCACGAGGAAGTGGTAGCCAATGTCATTGAATCCTCTCTTTAAATGCCACCGTCTTATATCAGCAACATCATGCTCACGTCCTTCAGGGGTTGCCGTGCAATGGATTATGATTTTATTTATCTTTCTCATTTATGCTTTTAAAGTCCTGAGTAACTTCTTTGGCTCTAGCAAATAGGTTTTTAAGAGACTTCCAAATGTCCGTACCATTTACACTTTTTACGTTTTCGTTCATACTTATAACCTCAATACTTACTAAAACTAAAGCTAATATTTTAGTAGTCATAAGTTCAACACTAAAAAATGTTAACACTATATCGTTCAAAATGTAGTAGTCTATTAAGTAGAATAGCATTACAGTAACTTCGTACAGAAGTATTTTAGATATGATCGCGCTAAGTTTTCGTGAAGTTACAGGCGTTTTAAGTTTTCGTGCTTTCCAAACACCTGTTAAAGTGTCTAAAATTACAGAAACACCGATTAAAATAAGTATGCCCGATATAGGCAAAAAGAAGCTGCTAACAATTGCGAGTAATTGCATAGAATAGTTATTTAGTTTAGTTAGTAGCAAAAGTAATTGTAATTTCATCGCTCTATGTATTCAACCAATTGGTATGTTAAGTAAATTGCAAGAAAACAACCAATGCACCGTAAGTGAAAAGCACCACTCCAAAACAAACTGAATGCCGAAAGGTATCCAGCAATGAAATAAAGTATCGATAGAGCTTTAGTATGCATTATTGAACAGGTAAAGGTTTAGACCACTCATCGGTAGCCATAAGTTGTAAAGCTTCTTCGTGATTCATTGCTTGTAAAATCTCTACGCTTCCATCAAGTATAAAGGTAGGTACCTCCTCGTCAAACCACTTTATAATAAACTCTGTGCCGTCTAAAGAATATCTTAAATATTTGTTATTTTTTTCGGGTACTTGTGTAAAGTCTACCTTGTCGATATTATTTGTAGATATTGTTGCGTATACGTTGGGCAAATGTGCCATTGTTTTTATTTTTTATTTGTTTTTATGTAGGTACATCGCTTACTATGTTCCCACTTGTCATAGAATTCATAGTCAAGTCAAAACTTCCGTTAGTATCTTGCAATGTCGGGAATGTATCTCCGTCTCCCATTCGGTAGTAAGTCGTTGGCGCAGTCAATCCGTTATTGTTTAGGTCGTTTGGAACCCCTGAGTTATAAATAGCCGTGGCATCGCTTGACGTTAAAGCCGTGCCACTCCAAATTGCGAATTCATCAATTGCACCTAAGAATGGCGTATATTGACCGGTAGCAAACTCCCCTATAAATAAACCTTCCGTTGCACTTGTAAGAGCTGACTTGCTACCCATATTATCGCCAAGCGTTACATCAACTCCGTTAACATAGCATTGAAATTCGGGCGCTCGGTCAAAGTCTATGCTTATAAGCAAGTGATTCCAGCTTCCATAAGTTAATGAGGATATGTCTGCCCTTCCAAAAAAACTACCACTATCGACACTAAAATCTATTCGGCTACCTTGAAATAAAAACAATTGACACACACCATTAGTTCCACTACTAGAGCCGTCACCTATTTGAAAAACCGTTCTTAAGGTTGTACTGTGTGAAGTTGGATTTAGCCACATCGAAAAACTTGCCTTGGTTGCCCCATCAAGTGCTGAGTATGTTGATGCTGTTTCGCAAAATTCATCAATTCCGTCAAACCTTACGCTTTTCGTGTTTGAATAAGAAGGTGTAGTTGCCGTTCCAATATTAGTCTCACCGCTTGCGCTTGACTCATATATTTTGCCCCATCGAATAGTATTATTAATTGCGCCTTTTCCGTAGCCGTTTGTATTGTTTACTGAAGCCTTACCCCAATCTATTGTATTTGCCATTTTTTTATGTTGTTATATCTCCAAACAAATACCAAGTATCTGTCGCCGCTTTTAATATTGTTGCTACTGCATACTGAGCCGCAAGTTTCGTCTTTCCACCGCTTGAGTTTACCGTTACACCTCCTGTTGGAAGTATAGTGATTTGACCAGCACCGCCTTGTATTAACTCAATTCGTGTTCCAATAGGAAAAGCAACTGCGCTATTCAAGGGTATTTTTAAATCTGCCGCGCTACCATTTGTCAAAATAACGGTTTTATGTGCATCCGTTAATGTAAAAGTGTATAAAGCGCCTGATTGTTCATTTAAAGTACTGTCTTTAATTTGCGCACCTGTAATTTTCTTAGATGCAAAACCTCCAGAGCCATCACTTTCCGCAATTGCAAATAAATCCGTGCTTGCAAGGTTGCTACTTTTTGCCGTTATCTGACTTATCTTGATGTCCGCCATTCTCTAATTTTTGTAAATAAATTTTAAGTTTCTCAATGTCTTTCTTCTTTGCCTTATATCTTACATTACCCATCCTGTAAAGTTTACGTCATCGCTCGGAAAAACGTCTCCGTCGCTGTTACTCGTGTATTCAGGAAAAGACGATTGATTAAAGTTCATATACTGAACAAATCTTTCTTTGTAGTGCATAGCCGTTTGCATCGCCTTTCCTTCTAAATAGTCTATTTCTTCTTTTGATACCGTATCGCTATTCTCGGAGTTGTGTTTGTAGATTCCTTTGTTTGAAATCGTATAGGCTCCGTTAGGCAAATACCTTGCATAAGCGAAATGTATCAAGCAATCTTTTATGTAATCGTTTAATAGAGATAAATAAGGATCTACTAAATTACTTGCAACAATATCCGCTTGAATTTTTTTAAGCAAATCCGTGCCGAGCATTTCTTGTATCTCTATGTCTTGACTTATTTTGATGTACTGGATAAAAGTGTCAGTATCCAAATTTCCGTTCATTTGCGTGAATCGTACAATGTCATCTCTTGTTATGAGTAGTGCTGTTGCCATATCTTATCCTTTGTAATTTGGGTGATGCCCGTTATCAGGCATATCCTTTGGAGCTTTAATTGAATCCTCATAACCTCGTGGTTTACGCTTGTAACTCTTTGGTATGTCCTTAACCTCTGCCGAACTACTTAATGATTTATCTTCATAGTATGTACCGTCTTTCTTTTTCTTCAATCGGTACAGTTGCTCGCTCCAAAAATGTCCACAGTTAACACCGCCCTTAAATCGGAATAAACTATAATTTTGCCCTTTATGCCCAAACTTGTTATTTACCCCTTGAAATGATGCCATATCAATGTCCTCTTTTCTATATACAACACCATTACGAGTACGAGTCATCATTCTTTTACAGAAGTCCCTTGTATTAGAACTTTTGTATTTTTCCGTGTATTTATAACGCACCTTATATATCGATTGGTCTAAGTAACTTTTTCTGTTAGGGTAACTTTTGATTACATCAGCAAGCTTTTGTAAAGTGCTTTTACCTTTCTTATCGTTTTCTTTTATCCAATCTTCAAGCTCCGTGTTTTCATCGTCAACCTCTCGCTCGTCAATCAACTCCCATTCCTCGCCCATTATCTCGCCTTGTAAATCTTCAAGCATTTGGTTGCCTTCGGCATCAGTAAAATCTTTACCTAAAGCTACTTGAGGCTTCTTAAAATCGCCTTTTAAGCCGATTATAGAGCGTATCTCTTGCGGACTCATGTTCTCCAGCACCTTGTTTGCTACAAGTGGAGACAGGCTGTTTATTCCGTTGATAATATCTTCCGCCTCATCCGTCTTAGTCAAGTCTCCTTGGGCCGTTAATGGCTGTAATTCTTCAAATTGAAGGTTTAAAGATATGCCGTTGAATGCAAGAATTTGGTCAAATGCATCC